AGGCTGGACTCAACTAATGGAGACATTATTATCGAAGACTTCTACGCAGAGGCTGTATTATTTGATAAGAATGATTGGCGCTTTGTGGAGAAGGTACCAACATGGATGTATGAGCATCTCAAGGCCGAGGTTGAGGACTTTAAATACGATATGATAAAATGATAACTTGACAGGAGCCACCAGTATGTTATAATATACCTAAGGAACCAAGAGAATCTTTTGGTAAATACATTATGAATTATTAAAGAATTAACCTAGAGCTTACTTAAGTAGGCTTTAGGCGTGTGTGCAGTAAATAGACCTATTTGGGTCATAATAGACAATCTAAAGTAAATAAAGGAAGTTAATATGTCAGTAATTACAGGAAAAGTAGCATTCGTTAATTTGTCAGAGCATGAAGTATATGGTGGTCAGTCAACGGGAAAGTATTCCGTGGTCTTAACCTTAGATGATGACAATGCAGCTAAGATGGAAGCTCAGGGTGTCAAGTTACGCACTTATGAAGGTTCTAAGCAACGAAAGTTTGCATCTAAGTTTGATGTCCCAGTCTACGAGCTAAACGGAGATGAGTTTATGGGTCAGGTGACACGAGGCTCTGAGGTACGCATCCAGTACAGCTTAGGTCAAGAGCATCCAGTACATGGTATTACACCTTACTTAGACAAGGTGCGCGTAGTGGAATTAGCGGCTAGCGCCTCTGATAGCGACTTCTAACCAAGCTCACAGGAGGCTGTATAAGGCCTCCTAAAGTTACCCCTAGTGTTGCTATTCCCCAGTAACACTAGGCACCTTAAATCGAAGCACAGGAGCTAGTAAATGGCTAATTTTACAGAAAGTACCTTTGTGAAGCATGAACCATGCCCTAACTGTGGTTCATCGGACGCATTGAGTAGATATTCGGACAATCATGCAATCTGCTTTAGTTGCAACCATTACATACATGGGGACGGCTCAAGCCCTCAAGCAAATCAAACTAGAACAAGGCCAGTAGAAATGACAGGTACATTATCAGCAATTCAGGATAGACGTATAAGCATTGACACCGCCAAGAAGTTTGGTGTGTTAGTTGAGCATGACAATAGCGGTACAATTAATAAGCATCATTACCCTTATTACAAACAAGGCACTAATGAAGTAGTAGCGACAAAGGTTAGAAGCGTAACCGACAAGGAATTTTATTCCACTGGCTCAATGGCAGAGGCTGGTTTATTTGGTCAACAATCTTTTGCAGCAGGTGGTAAATATATTACAGTAACTGAGGGCGAGATTGACGCCATGGCAGCCTTTGAAATGAATGGTGGCTTTCCTTCGGTATCCATTCGTGGAGGCGCTAAGAGTGCAGTTAAGGACATTAAAGCAAGTCTTGAGTATCTAGAGTCCTTTGATAATGTGGTCATATGTTTCGATAACGACCCTGCAGGCATTGAGGCAGCACAAGCCGTATTACCACTCTTTAGCCCACGTAAGGCTAAGGTAGCTACTCTGACCCTTAAGGACGCTGGCGAGATGCTAGTGGCTAACAAGGTACGAGAGTACACAAAGTGCTGGTGGGATGCCAAGGCCTATAAGCCTGAGGGTGTCGTGAGTTTCCTAGAGGATAACGTGTGGGATAAGTTCTTAAAGCGCGGCACTGAGGAAGTCACACCGCTACCAGCATCCTTTGGCACACTTAACGCCATGATGAACGGAGGCATAGCCGCTGGCGAGGTTACAGTAATAGGTGCCTTAACAAGCATAGGTAAGAGTACAATGGTTTATAACCTAGTACATGATATGTCTGTACAATCTGCTAAGAAGATAGGTTGTGTATTCCTAGAGGCAGATATAGGCGAGACAGTAGAGAAGTTGATCTCAGTTCATATGGGCGTAAACATTGCTGATGTGCCTAATGACGATAGAGACTACAATCTTTATCGTGAGAAATATAACGACTTAGCCGAGGGCGATAAGCTGCATGTATTAGATCATCAAGGCGCTTTAGAGACTGATGAATTATTTGCTAAAATGCAATACCTTATCAAAGGTTTAGACTGTGACATTATAGTTTTAGACCCGTTACAGGCTGCAGTGGTGAGCAATGAGAATGGAGTCATTGATACCTTTATGGATAGATGCCTAAAGCTAGCTAAGAACACAGGAGCTAGTATTATCATTGTAAGCCACCTACGCAAGCCTAATGCTAAAGACCCGCATGACATAGGAGAGTATGATCTTAAAGGGTCAGGAAGTATTAACCAAATAGCCTTTAATACAATCTTATTGTCTAGGGATAAAATGGCAGAGGATGCACACACTAGGAACTGTACTAAGGTTCAATTAGTTAAGTGTAGACGCACAGGGCGCACAGGTACGGCTGGTTGGTTGTACTATGAGAATGAGACTAGCAGACTAGTGGCAACACAAGCGCCAGTCATAACTAAGACTTATGATAATAAGGATTTCTAATGGACAAATATGTAGATGTAGTCAGGGGTTGGATTAAAGACCCTAAATCAACTAGTAGGAGAACGCTACAAGACAACTACATGGCTGCTAGGGTGGATTACCCAGTATCCCAGCCAAGATCATCTAGTGTTTACGCAGGGTTAGATGCTTGCTTTGAATCGTGCCTAACTACTAATACGTGGGCTTTAGCTAATACTGAGGCTTGTATAGTTAAATATGATCTGGAGGTAGCTAATGGATACTAAAGACTATGACGCAGGATATACAGCAGGGTATGCAGCAGCTAAAGAAGCAGCAGAGCAAATGTATACCATCGACAAGGCCATGTGCAAGCTATACACAAGCAGTGAGTGGTTTGCTTTACATGCACCCAGCTTTAACTTTGAATTAGATGAACAACAGTTAGTAGCTAAGGCTCTGGAGACAGGCTTTATATCAATCTTTCCTGAGGCTAACGAGCGTGGCCTTACACAATATAGGGTTAATGAGTAATGGAACAAACATACGAGCATTTCACATTAGAAACAATAGCTGAGTTCTATACAGCAGCAGCTAAGGCTGGCGGTATGGAGGTCTTAAGGCGCCATAAATGGAGTGAAGCTCTCATTGGCCCAAACCTAAGTAGCAGCGTATCAGACTGGCGACCTAAACAAGTGCCTGTAGTAAAATATGTCATCAAGTTTCCTGATGGTGCCTGCAGCAGTATATCTTTTAAATTCGAATCAGCAGCTGTTGCATGGGCAGCTACTTATGTACCCAGTGCTAATGGTCAAGTAATTAAATTAACAGAGGAATTATAATGTATAGGATAAACAAGTAATGAATAAAACAATAATGCTTTTGGCTATCATGGCCTTAAGCACCACAGCAGCAGCAAATGGAAACGTACATTATCACAATGGTAACTTTATTAATCAATCAACAGGGCAGATCATCCCAGCCGCCACAGGCGCACAAGGTGCCCAAGGAGAGCAAGGCAATGATGGAACTGATGGAGTACAAGGCGAAACGGGAAGCCAAGGCAGCACAGGAGCAACAGGAGCAACGGGAAGCACTGGTGGACAAGGCGCTGTTGGCCTACAAGGTGTTCAGGGCGAGGCTGGCAGTGTTGGAGCCTCAGGAGATGATGGTAGTAATGGAAGTGATGGAACTGATGGAACTAATGGCGACAATGGAGCCGCAGGAACCTCAGGAGTAGATGGAAACGCAGGAGTAGATGGAACTAACGGGACTAACGGAGTAGACGGTCTAAGCCTAACAGCAGCAGCACAATCTTTCACAGGTGATGGGGTTGGCGTTGGTGTCTCAGGTGGTCGGATACCAACTCAGGTATCAGTAGTAGCAGGGAAGACGTTTAAAACTAACGGGCGCATCATCTTTGGTGTGACCCATCAATTAACCACAAACCAAACCCGTGTAACTATGGGTGTAGGCTGGAGTTTTTAACTATGTTTAAAGCAGCAACAGCAGTCGCCACTATGTTGGCACTAGCAGCAGTCTTGATGTTAACCGCACAAACTGCAGAAGCATCTAAACTTAAACACGATGGAGTAACAATCTTTTATGATGGAATAGTAAAGAAGGGTGACGCTAAGAAGTTACGTAAGATGATGGACGACACAGGTATCCGTATAGTTAACTTAGACTCAGGTGGCGGTCATGCTACTGAGGGCTTTGAGTTAGGATATCTATTCCAAGAGTATGAGGTACACGCTACAGTCGCTAAGGGTGACCGCTGTATGTCCTCATGTGCTAATGCCTTACTAGGAGCGCCCACGCATGACCTTAAGGGTCTATTGGGCTTTCATGTAGCATGGACTACAGGTAAAGGTGATGCAAGCGCAGGGATGCGCCAAGGGCAACAGTATGCTGTTATATCGGCTCTGTATAATTCAAGGGTTGGTTATGGCATGTACTTTCAATACCTAATTGCCTCTTATACGGATAAAGATACAATGTTGATCTTAAGTAGTGATGATCTTCTCTTACTTAAACTTAAAGAGGATGAAGATTTCCTAGCTAGGCGTGATCTACCTAAGGGCTGGATTGCACAGCGAATAGCAGGAGCTACACGCATCTATGCACTAACTGAGGACATCTAATGATGTTTATAATTGTAGTGACAGTCTTACTTGTGGTGAGCATTGCAATCGCAGGTTATTATAGTAACTTTGAAGATGAAGACTAAGGAGTAACATATGTCTAGAGTTGTATTTGATATTGAAACAAATGGCCTTGAGCCTACTTGTGTATGGGTCATTTGTACATCAAACATTGACTCAGGCATTAAGCAGGTGTTCACTAGTACGCAGTGGGAGTACTTTAACGCCTACATAAGGACAGTAGATGAAGTTATAGGACATAACATAATTGGTTATGACATCCCAGCGTGTGAGAAGCTACTCAAGACAGACTTTAGCGGCCTAAAGGTCACAGACACTTTAGTCATGTCGAGGCTAGCTAACCCACAAAGGGAAGGTCATTCACTTAAATGGTGGGGAGAGCAACTTGGATATCCTAAAGGCGATCATGATGATTGGTCACAGTATTCGGCAGAAATGTTGTCTTATTGCAAGCAAGACGTTAGCATCAATGAACAAGTATACGAAGCACTCGTATCCGAGCTTGATAGTTTTGGAAACGAAAGCGTCATACTTGAACATGAAGTACAGAATATTATTCAACAGCAAATACGGAATGGGTGGCTCTTAGACTTACATAAGGCCACTGACCTAGTGGCAGAGCTTAAGGAAGAATCTTATAACCTAGAGGAGGAAGTGCAGAGAGTCTTTAAGCCGTTACCTACATTCATTAAGGAGATAGCACCTAAGATCAAGAAGGATGGTTCCACTAGTATCGTAGGACTTAAGTTCCTAGGTGACCGATGGACAGAAGTAGGTGGCCCATTCAGCCGTATTGACTGGCCTATCTTCAACCTAGGTTCACGTCAGCAGATAGGGCGTTACTTAAAGCACTTTGGTTGGCGCCCTACGGAGTTTACAGAGACAGGGCTGGCGAAAGTATCAGAAACAACACTTAAGTCAGTGAAGGGCATCCCTGAGGCCTCTCTGATAGCTTCTTATCTATTAGTTGGCAAGCGTATTGCACAGGTGTCTAGTTGGATACTTGCTGTAGACGATGACGGAAGAGTTAGAGGCTATGTAAATACTAATGGCGCTGTAACGGGACGCATGACTCACAGCAAGCCTAACTTGGCTCAAGTGACTGCGGCAAAGCACGATAAGGATACGGAGGAAATGCTTTGGGGTAAGGCAGGAGCTTGGGGTGCTGATTGTCGGAGTTGCTGGATTGTGCCTAAAGGTTACAATCTGGTTGGCATAGACGCTTCTGGCCTCGAATTACGAATGCTTGCCCACTACATGAAGGATGATGAATACATTACTGAATTACTTAGTGGTGACATTCATACAATTAACATGAGAGCAGCAGGTCTAACCTCACGTTCAGCAGCCAAGACTTTCATATACGCTTATTTGTATGGCGCAGGTGATGCTAAGATAGGAGCAATAGTAGGCGGTGGTAAAAAGCAAGGTAAGCAGCTTAAGGCGCGCTTCTTGTCTGGAACACCTGCACTTATGGAACTAAAGGATAATGTTGCACAGGCAGCAGCTAGGGGTTACGTGGTTGGCTTAGATAAACGTAAGGTGTTTATTAGGTCAGAGCATTCGGCACTTAACACGCTTTTACAATCTGCAGGGGCAATGGTTATGAAGCAGGCATTAGTTATCTTAGATGACTATGCTACACGTTGGAAACTTGACTATAAGTTTGTGGGTAATATCCATGATGAATTTCAAGTAGAAGTAAGAGAAGATCATGCC